AACCAGACGGATATCGCTATATCGCGTATCAGCGTCTCGACCTACTCTACGCTGCCCAACAAGCTCCAGCAAGCCCGCCCGCTGCAATACTTCGTTCGTCGCGGAGTGGATGCCCCTACGGTCACGCTGTGGCCGGTGCCCGACACGTCGCAGACTTACACGCTGGTCTACTGGCGGCTGCGCCGCATCCAAGACGCTGGCAGCGGCACCAACACGATGGACGTGCCCTTCCGCTTCATGCCCTGCATGGTGGCGGGGTTGGCGTACTACCTTGCGATCAAGCGGCCTGAGAGCATGGACCGCGTCCAGATGCTCAAGATGCAGTACGACGAGGCTTGGCAGCTGGCTTCGGACGAGGACCGGGAGAAGGCGTCGGTGAGGTTCCTGCCGCGCTTCTCCCCGATGGGGAGATGAGCTATGCCCCAGCCGTTCGCGTCAGGCAAGCACTCTATCGCGGAGTGCGACCGCTGCGGGTTTCGCTTCAAGCTACGTCAGCTTAAGCAGCTGACGATCAAGTTCACGCAAGTGAACATCATGGTCTGCCGCGAGTGCTGGGAGGCCAGTCACCCTCAACTGCTGCTTGGTACGTTCCCGGTCAGCGACCCGCAGGCGGTGCGCAACCCTCGGCCGGATCGCAGCTACGTCGCCTCGGGGCTCAACGTGCTGGGCAACCCCGGCGACGGCAGTCGCATCACACAGTGGGGGTGGGCTCCGGTGGGCGGTGCCCGCAACGACGATGACGGCTTGACGCCAAACTACTTGGTGAGCCGCGCAGAACTCGGTACAGTCACGGTATCTTAGCCTCGGAGGGCTACATGAACAAGATGAAGAAGGTCGCATCGGCTGAAGTCAAGAAGCACGAACAGCGGATGCACAAGATGGCCAAGGGCGGTGTCACGTCCGCGATGGCTCAGCAGATGGGCCGCAACATGGCCCGCGTCAAGAACCAAGGCAAGGTGGGGAAATGAAAACGCCTGCACAGAAGCCTGAGCCGACCCTCCAGAACCTGCGGGTGACGGTGGGGCCGTACTCCAACAAAGCGTGCCCGGAGCCGAAGACTTCGGGCGTCAAGACGCGCGGCAACGGCGCGGCTACCAAGGGCACCACGGCGCGTGGACCGATGGCGTAAGACATGACCTACACCGAGCTTGTCGCGGCCCTACAGGGGTTCTTGGAGAACACGTTCGACACGGTGGATGTGAACACCTGCATCAAGCAGGCTGAGCAGCGCATCTACCTGACGATTGGGTTCGCCGCAACTCGGAAGGCTGCGACGTTGACGGCCACGATCTCGTCGCCGTACGTCACCTGCCCGTCGGACTTTCTATCTGCCCACTCCCTCGCCGTGGTGCCCGCCTCTGGCGTCTACACCTACCTGCTGAACAAAGACCCCAGCTTCATCCGCGAAGCGTACCCGACGGTGGCTGCTGTCGGGTTGCCCAAGGTGTACGGCATCTACGGGGTCGATCAGGCAGATGCGAAGGAGCTTCGGTTTATCCTCGGACCGACGCCCGATCTGGCCTACAGCCTAGCGCTGGAGTATTACCACTACCCCGAGTCGATCACGACGGCTGCAACGGGTCGGACATGGCTGGGCGACAACGTGGACTCCGTGCTGTTGTACGGTGCGCTGGTCGAGTGCTACACCTTCCTCAAGGGTGAAGCGGACCTCATCAAGCTGTACGATGACAAGTATAAGGAAGCGCTGCTGCTCGCCAAGCGGTTGGGTGACGGTGCGGAGAAGCAGGATCAGTACCGCTCAGGCTTCCAGAAGACCCCGGTGAGGTGACATGCCGATCTCCCAAGGACTCACCACATCGTTCAAGGTCGGCCTGCTCACAGCGTCGTTCAACTTCAACGCCGGCACCTACAAGCTCGCGCTCTATGGCGCGACGGCTGACATCGGGCCGAGCACCACAGCCTACACAGCCGTGGGCGAGATCTCGGGCACGGGCTACACGGCTGGCGGGGCCATCATCACGGTCACGACTGCGCCGACCTCCACGGGCACGACGGCGTTCTTCGGCTTCAGCAACGCCACATGGACGGGCGCGTCGTTCGTTGCACGCGGCGGGCTTATCTACCTCGCCAACGGGACCACCAACCCGAGCATCGCGGTGCTGGACTTCGGTTCTGACAAGGTGGCGACTCCGGCTGTGCCGTTCGTGGTGACGATGCCGCCGCCCACTGCAACCTCTGCCCTCATTCGACTGCCATGACGACATACACGACGAATCTTGGGCTTGCGCTGCCGGTCACGGGCGACCTGACTGGCACTTGGGGCGACACGGTCAACAATGCCATCACGAGCCTTCTGGACTCGGCTGTGGCGGGCACGACCACGCTCAGCAGCGATGCTGACGTGACGCTGACGGACACGACGGGCGCGGCCAACCAAGCAAGGCAGGCGATCATCCTCTGGACGGCGGGGGGCACGGTCACACGCAACATCACGGCTCCGGCGCGCACCAAGGCGTACATCGTCATCAACGCAACCAGCAGCACGCAGAGCATCGTGCTGCGCGGAGCGGGGCCTACGACGGGTGTCACCGTGGTGGCCGGCGAGCGCTGCCTTGTGGCGTGGAACGGCACCGACTTCGTGAAGGTCGGATCGACCGTCTTCTCGGGCACCTTGGGCGTCGCCAACGGCGGCACGGGCGCAACCTCGCTCACGCTCAACAACGTCTTGCTGGGCAACGGCACCTCGGCCGTTCAGGTTGTCGCGCCGGGTACGAATGGCAACGTACTCACGAGCGACGGCACAACGTGGACAAGCGCGGCTGCGCCGGGTGGTGCCAACCTCCAAGTCTTCAGTTCGTCCGGCACATGGACGAAGCCTAGCGGCGCTCAGTTCGTGATGGTGGAACTCTGGGGCGGCGGCGGCGGTGGAGCAAGTGGGCGTCGCGGTGCAACATCAACAACGCGCGGCGGCGGCTCGGGAGGTGGCGGCGGGGCATTTAATACGCGAGTATTCCTTGCTTCTGACCTGACATCGACTGTTTCCGTCACGGTTGGCGCGGGCGGGACGGGCGGCGCTGCAATCACTGCCGACAATACAAGCGGAAACAACGGCAGCGCAGGCGGCACAACTTCGTTTGGTTCATACCTGGACGCGGGAGGCGGCGGCGCTGGTGCAGGCGGCGCAACCTCCGATTATGCAGGGCTGGGAAGTGCGGGTGGAAATGGCGGCACCATCGGATCACGCGTCAACACTGCCTCGCCGGTTGTCGGCTTTCCGGGCGGGAGTGGTGGAGGTAGTACCATATCCCAGCAGGCTGGCAATGGTGGGGGATATGGTGGCGGCGGCGGCTCGTCAACAATGGGCGACACTCTTACAAACGTTGGTAACGGCGGTGGCCGTTCGGCCTTTGGTGGCGGCGGTGGCGGTGCAGGCGGCTCGATAGCGTCTAACAACACCCCGCGTTCTCCAACGGTGGGCGGCGGTATTCTTGATTCGACAAACAGCCAAATTGGCGGCGGCGGGGCGGTTGGCACAAATCCTAACATCAACGTTAGTAATACTGGAACCGATAGCGGCACGGCGGGTGCGGCTGGCTCAACTAAGATTGGCGGTGGTGGCGGCGCTCCGGGGTCTGGGGACGGCGGGACGGGCGGCGCTGGTGGTGCGGGCGGTAGTCAAGGCGGCGGCGGCGGTGGCGGCGGTGCAGCGCTAAACGGTAACAATACTGGCGCAGGCGGCGCTGGTGGCGCAGGCTACGCCCGCATCTACTCGTGGTGAGCGACATGAGATACGCGATCATTCAAGGCGGAATCGTCGTCAACGTGGTGCTGGCCGAGCCCGAGTTCGCGGCCGAGCAGGGATGGATTGCAGCGCCCGACGAGGTATCGACCGGGTGGCTCTACGACGGGTCCACCTTCAGCCCGCCGCCGCCCGTGGTCAAGCCGCCCGAGGAGTGGCACAAGGAGATCAAGGCCGAGCGCGACCGCCGCACACTTGAAGGCGGCTACCCCGTCGCGGGCAAGTGGTTCCATTCCGACACCGTGAGCCGCACGCAGCAGCTTGGGCTGGTCATGATGGGTGCGAACCTGCCGGCGGGCATCCAGTGGAAGACGATGGATGGCACCTTCGTGACGATGACCCCGGCGCTCGCGCAGCTACTGTTTCAGGCCGCAACCGTGCAGGACACCACGACGTTCGCCGCCGCGCAGCAGGCCATCGCACAAGCCACCGCCGACCCGGTTGGCTTCAACTTGGCCACCATCGCGTGGCCCGCCATCTACACCCCGTCATGAGACGCATCTGGGCGCATCAGGTCTTCGTGGCGCTGGATCAACTGGCCAACGCCATCCTCGCCGGCTGGGCGGATGAGACCATCTCCGCACGGTCTTTCCGGCTGGGCCATCGGGACAAGAAGGCCAACCGCTGGGGGCGCTGGCGCGTCATGTGGGTGCTGGTGGATGTGCTGTTCTGGCCGCAGGATCTGTGGCTGTACTTCCGCGACGGCGCGTGGCCGCTCGTCAAACATTGCGAGCGTGCTTACATCAGCGAGTGCGACAGGCTGGGCCTGCCGCCTGAGTACCGGGACAAAAAACACCATGCTTGAGATCCTATCCTTCATCACGGGCTTTCTCGGCCCTGTCGTACCGCAGGTCTTCAAGTGGTTCGAGCGCAAGCAGGAGTACCAGCACGAACTCGCCCTGATGGAACTGCGGATGAAGCAGGGCGCTCAGGAGCACCTGTGGCGTATGGAGTCGATCAACGCCTCGGCCGACATTGCCGAGATGCAGACCCTGCGCACACCGCAGACATCGTTCGGGGTGCAACTGCTCGACGCTGCCAAGGAATGGGTGAGCGACACCCGATGGGGCGCAGCAGTCATAGTGCCGGTGTTCTACCTGTTCGCGCTGCTGGACTTCGTGCTTGGCATGGTGCGGCCTGTCATCACCTACGCCGCGTTCGGGTTCTACATGGTCTACAAGTGGACCCTGTTCCAATCGCTCGCCGCCAACACCACCAAAGAAGCTGCCATCCTCGCCACTTGGACCGATCAGGACTGGGCGGTGCTGCTGCTCGTTCTGGGCTACTACTTCGGCCAGCGCAGCATGAAGGCGGCATTCGGTGGGTCAACCCAAACGGATAAGCGTGCCAACTGACTATGAGCGGTCGCTGGCTGCACCTCGCCCGTGATCTCGGCCACGAGTTCGAGGGCTTGCATCGGGTCGGCAAGGATGGGTTGATCTACCCGTACCACGACCCGGTGGGGTTCCCCACGCAGGGCTGGGGCCGGCTGTTGAGCCGCAACAAATGGGAGTCGCTGAGCAAGTATCACGCGATCACCCGCGCCGAGGCCGACGAATGGTTTGAGCGCGATCTCGCCCGCCACGCTCGCGCTGTGTGGGCTCTGTGCCCGGTGCCTATGACGCCGGGGCAGTTTGCGGCGCTCACGGACTTCTCTTTCAACGCCGGTCCGGGTAACCTAGAGATCAGTGCGCTGCGCCGCCGCCTGCTGCGGGGGGACTACGAGGGTGCGGCCAACGAATTCCCGCGCTGGGTCTACGCGCAAGGTATCAAACTCCCCGGCCTCGTGCGCCGTCGTGCGGCTGAGCGCGACCTGTTCCTGAAGGAGTAGTCGTGCTAGCTTATTGCTCTGCTTTGCGCTTAGCCCAGTACGCTTTCATGGCTTCGGATTGGCGTCGTCGCTGTTCGGGGGATCTAAGCGTAGCCGCACGCTTGGCAGCGATGGTTGGATCGCTGTTAAGTACCTTGTGGTACTCGCGCATGGGATTGCTAGGATCTAGCAGTCGCTCCCTGCGGCGCTGTTTTTCTTCATCTGAGTGCAGCGGCCTTCCTAGCTTCTTGGCTAACATCATAGTGCGATACTCAGGATCAGCCCACTTAGCTTTTATTTTTGCGCGAACTTCTTCTCGTTTAGCGGGGTTGGCATCGCCTGCAAACTTCTCGCGAATATCAGCGTCTTTCATGCGCTTTGCTTGTTTGGCTCTGGCAGCTTCCCCCCTAATCGGATGGTTAGGGTCTAGTAAGGCTTGTCTCAACTTCTCTATGTGTTCGGCAGAACGAGGGTGAGCACCTTGACCTCCCGGCATCAGATTAGTAAGCGTTCCAGTGCCCATCTGTATACGCCCATACAGTTCGATAAGTTGCGTTTCCACACGAGTGCCTTCTTCAATGCTGGCCACCGGGCGAAGTTCAACTACAATCCTGTCTACCCCAACTTCGAGCATTTTTTGCCGACACAGCCAATTCCTGTTACCTTCATTACGGGGGTTGGTGCGCCTGCGGTTTTTTGTAAACCCGACGTAGAATGGAGAGCCTTCGGGCGTTTTCCAGATGTAGACGTACAAGATGTTCTCCTTGTTGGTGGCCGGTAGGGGGAGTGTACCATGGGCCTTGTGAAAGTCAAATTCTCTTCCGGCGTTAATCGCGAAAATACCCGCTACACCACCGAAGGGGGCTGGTACGACTGCGACAAGATTCGCTTTCGTCAAGGCACACCTGAGCAGATAGGCGGCTGGGCGCGTATATCAGCCAACACGTTCATCGGCATCTGCCGCTCGCTTTGGAACTGGGTCACGCTGGGGGCGCTCAATCTCATGGGCGTGGGCACCAACCGCAAGTTCTACATCGAGCTTGGGGGTGCGTACAACGATGTCACGCCGATCCGCTCTACCGCCACGCTGACCAACCCCTTCACGGCCACCAACGGCTCCTCCACCATCACGGTTGCGCACATTGCGCACGGCGCTGCCACGGGCGACTACGTCACGTTCATGGGTGCCGGCATCACGGGGCTCGGCGGCAACATCACGGCTGCGCTGCTCAAAGGCGAGTTCCAGATCACGGTCACCACCGCCAACGCCTACACCATCACAGTGGGGGCCACAGCCAACGCCACGGACGCTGCAGGCTCGCCCGGCGGCGGGACGGTCATTGCGCAGTATCAGGTCAACTCCGGCGAGACGGCTACGGTGCCGCTGGTGGGCTGGGGCTCGGGCGGCTGGGGTATCTCCTCGTGGGGCGGCAACGGCCCCGCGCCGTTGAACCCGACAGCGCCTGCTCTGCGCATCTGGAACCAGCAGAACTTCGGCGAAGACCTCGTGTACGGCCCCAACGGCGGGCCGCTGTACTACTGGGATGCCACCAAGGGCGTGGCCCCGAGCACGGTCACCATCACCATCGCGTCTCCCGGCGTCGTCACGTTCGGCTTTGCGCCCAACAACGGCATGGTGGTGTCCTTCACCACGACGGGGGCGCTGCCCACGGGTCTGTCGGTCGGGACGTACTACTACATCGTCAACGCTGCGGGCTTCACGGGGCAGCTTTCGTTGACCTACAACGGCACACCGATCAACACCTCGGGCTCGCAGTCGGGCACGCACTCGCTGTCGGTGCGTGGGGTGCCGCTGTCGTCCATGCCCGGTGCCTCGAACACGCCGACCTTCGTGAACTACGCGCTGGTCTCGGACATCAGCCGGTTCGTCTTCGCCTTCGGCACCAATGAGCTTGGCGGGACGGTGGTTGACCCGATGCTGGTGCGCTGGTCCGATCAGGAGGATGCGGCCAACTGGACGCCCTCGGCCACGACGCAGGCTGGGTTCACTCGGCTGTCCAACGGCTCGTTGATCCAGACGGCCATCCAGACCCGGCAGGAGATCGTCGTTTTCACCGACTCGGCGCTGTACTCGTTCCAGTACGTCGGCCCCCCGTATGTGTGGTCATCGCAGATCCTGTCGGCCAACATCTCGGTCATCAGTTCACGCGCAGGCGCTTTGGCCTCGGGCGTCGTCTACTGGATGGGGATTGACAAGTTCTACAAGTACGACGGTCGGGTGCAGACCCTGCGCTGCGATCTGCGGCAGTACATCTACACCGACATCAACCTCAGTCAGACTCCGCAGGTGTTTGCCAGCACCAACGAAGGGTTCAACGAGGTCTGGTGGTTCTACTGCTCGGCGGCAAGCAGCACGGTGGACCGCTACGTCGTGTACAACTACGGCGAAGACATCTGGTACTACGGTACGCTGGCGCGTACGGCGTGGATCGACTCCCCGCTGCGGCCCAATCCGCAGGCTGCGACCTACCTGAACAACCTCGTCTCGCACGAGTTCGGTACGGATGACAACGACACCGGCACGCCGGCTGCGATCAATTCGTACATCCAGTCCTCTGAGTTTGACATCGGCGACGGGCACAACTTCGGCTACATCTGGCGGGTGCTGCCTGACATTACGTTCCGTGGCTCGACGGCCGGCTCGCCCACCGCCACGCTCACGCTGTTCACGCTGAAGAACTCGGGCTCGGGCTACACCAGCCCTGCGTCGCAAGGCGGCACCAACACAGCCAGCATCGTCCGCACGGCCACCCTGCCGGTCGAGGTGTACACCGGACAGGTCTACACGCGGGTGCGTGGTCGGCAGATTTCGCTGAAGGTCTCCAGCGCTCAGGTGGGCACGACGTGGCAGCTTGGCGCACCGCGCCTCGACATCAAGCCGGATGGGAGGAAGTAGATGGGACAGCTACTCCCGCCGCGCGCTCCTAACCTGCCGCTTGCACCCACCGACTACAGTTCTGCGCATCAAGAGAAGCTGACCAACGCGCTGCGGCTGTACTTCAACCAGCTGGACGGGTCTTTGCAGCAGTTGCTGCGCGGGTTCAACAACTACGGCACGTTCTACAGTACGGTTACGCAGACCAACCCGGTAGCGTCAGCTGTAAACCTAGTAACGTACAACAACACGTCAGAAGCGTTCGGCGTAGACTATGACCCAGCAAATCCGTCGCGCGTGCGCGTGACGATGGCGGGGGTATACAACTTTCAGTTCTCTGCGCAACTAGACCACACAGGCGGCGGTAATGTAGATTTTTTTATATGGTTTCGCGTCAACGGTACCAATATACCTAATAGCGCGACCAAGGTGGTTGTTGCGGGGCCGAATGACGAAACCGTAGCCTCTTGGAACTATCTAACTTCTATGGCGGCTGGGGACTACTTCGAGTTGGTCTGGAGTTCCCCAAACACAGGCGCTAGAATATTGGCAGAGCCTGCCGCTGCGCCGATCCCTGCGATCCCTTCCGTCATCATGACGGCGACTTACGCCTACCCGGCGGACAATTGAGGTACCCATGAGCCTCGCAACGATTGCTCAGGAACTCGCCACCAAGGGACGCCACGGCGACTCGACGCTGGTGCACATGACCCCTGCCGAAGTGGCGGGCCTTGCGGCTATCGCCCGCGCGCACGGTGGCGACATCACGATCAACCCCGACACGGGCCTGCCGGAAGCGAACTTCCTCAAGAAGATCCTCCCCGCGCTTGCAGGGGCGGCTGTGGGCAGCATCACCGGGATGAACCCGTTCATGTCCAGCCTGCTGGTGGGCGGCGCGACGGGTCTGGCTTCAGGCAGTCTGAGCAAGGGTCTCGCGGCGGGGCTCGGTGCCTACAGCGGTGCCAGTCTGGCGGGAGGTCTTTCGACGCTGGGCGAGCAGGCTATGGCTTCGCAGGCGCTTCGCGGCGCAAGCGACGAGGTCTTTGCGGAGGGACTGTCGCCTCAGCAGATTGCGGGAACCGCTAATGCTTCCCCGTTCGACAAGCTCAGCGCGGGGTTCAACCGTTTGACAGAGAAAGGCGGGCCGCAGGCGTTCGTCAACGCCATGGGCGGCAACAAGGCGCTGATGCAGGCGGGGTTGGCTGGGCTTGCCGGCGCTTCGATGATGGCCCCGCAGCGGACGGTGCCTACGGTGACTCAGCAGCCCTCGCTCATCCGCCCCATGGTGATGCAGCGCGAGCAGCGCCCGTGGTACGAGGCCCACCGGACGGGGCAGCACTTCAATGAGTCGCTCACGCCCATGACGCCTTACCAAGCGGCCGAGGGCGGCGAGGTTCCGAGCACAGATGCGGAGCCCGTGCAGATGTACGCCGATGGGGGCCAGACGCTCGACATGAACCGCCTGCGCGGCATGCAGCAGACCGACGCCATCAACTACCTGCGAGGCATTGCTCCCGGCCAACTCAACATCACCAGTGCGCAGAACCCCAGCGAGGGCGGGGGCATGTTCTACACCGCACCGGGGGGGCTTCCCGGAGGCGGGGATATGCTGCGACCGATCTACACGGGCGGTTCAGGAGAGGGCGAAGCACAGACGCTCACAGGGTTCACACGCCCGCTAACCCCTGAGTTCGATCCGACGTATGCGGGGGGGCGCTTCGGGCAGTATTTCGGTAACTACGACCCGCAGGGGCAGCTGCGCGACATCACGTTCAATCCGCAAGAACGGCATGGTGGGTTCCTCAACGAGAACCAAGACCTTATAGCAAACTTGGCGATTGGTGCTCTGGCAGGGCCGGGGCTTGCATCCCTGTTCAACGGCGGGCTTGGCGGTGCGCTTGCTTCTGGAGCGATACTGGGAGGCGGCTCCGGGGCTATGAACGCGCTTACCAATGATCAGAACATCCTTCGCGGTGCACTGCGCGGTGCAGCTACAGGGGCTGCAGGTTCTGGCCTGTCGTATGGGGTCGGGCAACTGACCAATAACGCCAATCTTGGAGGTGCTGACTCAGTTGGCGACGGCGGTGCGGGCGGGCCGTCGGTAGAGTCGGCTATTGACGAGGCTTTCCCTAGGGGAGACTACGACGCCTACACTCGCGCTGCGTTGGACGCTGCCAATACTGGCGCTACAGGTTCTAGTCTTACCGATCTAGCACGGCGCGCTGGCACGTCTGTTGCCGACTTCGTGCGCAACAACTCCACGCTTACGGCGCTCGGGGTCGCTGGCCTTGCAGGCGCAGCCGCAGACACGCCGGATCAGCGGCAGACGACGGGCACCGGCACGACCATCCCGACGAACACCAACCCCATCATCACATCGACGGGGGGTACGACCAACACCACGCAGGCGGGTGGGAACCGGCCGGGCATGCGTACGCAGTCCGAGATCGCATTCGACTATCTCATGGGCCGCAGGCCCACGTCCCGTGCGACAGAGGCGGATCTCTCGACGCAAGGGCTGATCGATCTGTACAACCAACGTGGCAACATGTCGGAGGCCGATTTCGTTCGTCTGATGCAGCAGCGCGGCGTCACCAACGACCAACTCCTGCTGGCGCGGAACACGGCGCTTGACCGGCGCAACGCCACGCTTGCGCAGCCCACGGTGAACAGCCTCACGGATGCCTATCGCCAGCAAGTCGCTGCCGGTGGGTCGGAGCGCAACATTGTGGACAACATGCGCAACCAAGGCGTGTCGGTTGCCTCCATGAACGAAGCGCGCAACGCGATGCTGGGCCTGCCGGCCAGCACGTCGTGGGATGAAGCCAACCGACTCTATGCGGAACGGCAAGCGGCTGAACAGCAAGCAGCAGCTATTGCTGCGGCACGGCAAGCCTCTGAGCGTCAGGGGGCTGAACAGCAAGCGGCGCAGCGGGCGGCGACCTACACCCCGGAGTCGATTGCGGACGCTTACCGTCAGTCGGTTGGTACGGGCGCTGCCACTGAAGAGCAGTTCGTGGACTACGCCAAGTCGCTGGGCATCACCAAGGATCAGTTGATGGCCGCACGGGGTATGTTGGCTTCGGGTGGCATCGCCTCACTTGCGCGCGGCGGCATGCCCCGTGACGGGCATCTTGGGGACTACTCGGACGGTGGGCGACTGCTGCGTGGCCCCGGCGATGGGGTGTCGGATTCGATCCCGGCGAGCATCAACGGACGTCGGCCGGCGCGGCTTGCAGATGGGGAGTTCGTGTTCCCCGCACGCATCGTGTCGGAGCTTGGCAACGGGTCCACGGAGGCCGGTGCACGGCGGCTGTACGCAATGATGGATCGCATCCAGAAGCGCAGGCGTAAGACTGTGGGCCGCAACGCTGTCGCAGTAGACTCCAAAGCGCACAAACTCCTGCCTGCCTGAGGACATCATGGCTGACGCAACCACTTCAGTTGTCGAACAAACCAACATCCCGTCGTATGCGCGGCCCTACGTCGAGGAGATGCTCGGCGCAACGGCTGGGCAGATCTTCGACTATCAGATGGCTCCCAACCCGCAAACGGGACGGATGGAGCCGGTTCTGGACTCTACAGGGCGTCCTAGAATTGCTGGGTTCCGCCCGCAGGAAACCTACAGCGGCGAGCGCTTCGCGCAGTTCACGCCCCTGCAGATGCAGTCCTATCAGGGCGCGCAGAACCTTGGCGTCGCGCCTCAGTTGGGTGCCGCTACTGGGTTGGCTACCGCCGCAGGGCTAGGTGCGCTGGGTCAGCAGTATCAGGCGGGCACGTTCAATCCGCAGCAGATCGCCACGGGCACGTTCGGTCAGCCGCAGGCCGAGCAGTACATGAGCCCGTACATGCAGAGTGTCACCGACATTCAGCAACGGGAAGCGCAGCGGCAAGCAGACATCGCACGCACTCAGCTGCATGCGCAAGCCACGCGCTCGGGAGCCTTTGGCGGTGGGCGGCACGGCATCATGGAGGCCGAAGCCAATCGCAACCTCGCGCTTCAGCTTGGCGACATCCAAGCCACCGGCCTGCAAGCGGCCTACCAGAACGCGCAACAGCAGTTCAACGCGGATCAGAACCGCCGCCTCCAAGCCGCCATGGCGAACCAGCAGACTGGGATGCAAGGCCAGCAACTGGGGGAGCAGTCGCGCCAGTTCGGTGCCGGTCTCGGTATGCAGGGCGCGGGGCTCGGGCTGCAAGCCGCTGGGACGCTTGGGCAGCTTGGTCAGACGCAGTTTGGCCAGCAGACCGGAGCCCTTGGGATGCAGAACCAGTTCGGCACCCAGCAGCAACAGCAGGTGCAGAACATCCTTGGTCAGCAGTATCAGGAGTTCATGGAGCAGCGCGACAACCCGTACAATCGTCTCGGGTTCATGTCGAACATGCTGCGCGGCCTGCCGCTGGCGCAGACGACTCAGATGAGTACTCCCGCTCAACCCAGCACTTTGAACCAGCTGCTTGGCATTGGTGTTGGCGCTGCCGGTCTTAGCCGGATGTTTGCGGAAGGCGGTACGGTCGAAGATGACAACGCTAACGCTGGCCTGTACGACCTGATGCTGGCGCAAGTACGAGGAGCCGAGTGATGAATAAGTTTGCCATTAGCGCGCTCATCCCTAAGCTGCAAGACGAAGTATTAAAGCAGATTGCGCAAAAACGCAACCCGCTGGAGTCCCCTCTTGCGCTTGTGGAGCTTAACCGTCGTCAACAGATGCGACTGGAAAGCGCTGCGCCCGATGCACCGTCACACGGCCCCACCGTGTTCGATAGCCAAATGTCGAGGCTTGCTGGTACAGGACTTGGTCGGATTGCGCCCAATAACGTAGCGGTGATGGCTAAAGGCGGACTGGCTGCGCTTGCTGAAGATGACGATGATGTGCCGCGCTACAACGGGTCGCAAGAGCAGCTGGTGCGTGAGTGGAACGCCTTGCCGCCTGTACAGCGAGGAGCAGCCAGTAGCTTGGGAGAGTTGTTTGGCAATCTGTTTTCTAGAGACGATCAGCGTATCGACCCTGAGACGCGAGAGCCGATCAGCTTTGCGGAGTTCCTGCGACGTAAAGAAGCGCGGCAGCTGACGGCACCGACTGCAGGTGCAGCTGGCGGCTATGATGATACACAGCGGTTGGCCAAGCGTGCGGCAACCGCCGCTGGCGAGCGCACTACCGGCGCTCCTGCCCCTGCTCCGGCTGGGGGTCGTCGGCCTGCGGGCCCGGCACTAGCGCCGGCAGCGGCTCCTGCTGCGCCGGCAGCGGCTCCTGTTGCGGCTGCGCCTACAGACTATGGCGCTCAGTTCGCTTCTGTGCTGGGCAAGTTGCCTGATCCGTTTGAAGCAGACCGCAATGCGCAGTTGGGGCGCGAAGCGGATGTAGCACAGCGTACGCTAAGAGCGCGTGAAGCGGTAAGCGCAAGGGCCGAAGAACTGTTCGGGGAACGCGGGCGGCGTTTGCAAGAAGATGAGCGTAACCTGTCAAAGCAGCGCAATCAAAATGTGGCGATGTCGCTCATTCAGGCAGGTGCAGCGATTGCTACGACGCCGGGCCCGGCCATGGCAGCTATTGCGCGCGGTATGGGCGTGGGTGCTAAGCAGTATGAGTCGGGGCTTGTTGAACTGAACAAGTCCCAGCAGTTGCTACGCGCGTCGCGTGAACGTCTGGAAGATGCGCGTCTCGGCAATGAGCGTGAGAAGGCAATGGCGGGCGTAGAAGCCGAGCGTATGATCGCTGAAGCGCATGCACGCCGGTTGGCCGGCATTCAGGCTGTGTATAACGTCAACGTGCAGACTGCGCGTACTATCCTGTCTGAAGGGGCTCAAGATGTCAGGCATCAAAAAGACATCACGTCGCGCGAGCAGATAGCGCGTGAAGGTCACAAAGTGCAGCGTGAAGGTCACTCAGCGCAACTTAAAGCTGCCGGTATGGGCGCTGCCCCTCGTGATGCTGTTTCGTTGCTGGCTAACTCGATGAATATTCCGTACCATCAGGCGTTCCAGTACATGCAAACCGTTCAAGGTAAGCAGGCAGCGCTCAAGTACCTGTCGGATGATTGGGAAAAGAACGCGCAGCAGATCAGGATGAAGTTCCCCAACATCCAGTCGTTTGCGGACTATGCTGCTGCGCAAGGGATGCCGTTGGCCGGCGGTGCTGCGGGTTCTTCGCTACAATTTGAAGGCAAGCTGCCCAAGTAAGGACACGCCCCCATGCAGACCTACGACGTAAAAGGCCCGGACGGACGCATCTATCGCTTCAAGGGCCCGGAAGGCGTCCCTCAAGAAGAACTTGAGGCTGCGGCGCGCAGGGAGTACCTGCGCCAGCCGGCCCCCGACAAGTCGAAGGAGGGGTTCTTTGCTGCGGCCAAGGCGGGCACTCAGCGCTTGGCTGGGGAAGCTGCGCTTACGGCCGGCAAGATGGGCATCATCGAGCCGGAGCGCGCCGAGCAGATCTACGCTGCGCAGCAACAGCGGGCGGCGGAACGGTTTCGCCCCACCGAAGATTCATGGCTGGAATCGCCACTGCTCAAGCTGAAGGAGCTTGCGGGCGGATCGGTTCCGTACATGATGGCCCCTGTGGCGGTAGGCGGTCTCGGGGCGTTGGCGGCAACTGGTGTGGGGGCACCGGCTGCAGCGGGGATTGCTGCGCTGGGCGGTGCAGGGCTTACGTCCCTCACGCAGTTCACCGGCAGCAACCTTGCGCGTAACGTCGAAGAAGGCAAGCGTCTCGCTGAGACCAGCGGTGCGGGTGCGGTAGCAGCGGCCATCCCCCAAGCGGCCCTTGACGTTGTGTCTCTGCGGATGCTGCCCGGCATCGGGCGCATCTTCAACCGCGCAGGCGTCGAGATCAGCGAAGAGACGGCGCATCGTATTGCTCAGCAGAAGTTGCGCGAGCGCGTAGCAGACTACACGCTGGCCACCGGCAAGGCGGCAGGCATCGAAGGCACCACGGAAGCCGCGCAGCAAGTGCTGGAGCGGCTGCAGGCCGGGCTGAGCATCACCGACGCCGACGCGCGGAAAGAGTACTTCGAGAGCTTCATCGGCGGTGCGGTGCTGGGCGGAGCGATTGCGCCTGTCGGTACGGCGCTGGATCGTGGTCGTGCGGTGCGTGAAGGCACGCGCATGGGTGAAGAGCGGTTGAAGACTGGGCTGGAGATGGGTCCGCCAGACCTGCCCGCGCTGCTAGCTGGCCCGCCGGATCTTAGCGGTGCGTTTGGCCCGCCGACATGGGCCAAGGGGCTGGAGTCGGCTGGAGCACCTCCGCTCAAACTGGGGCTTTCCGAGACGCCTGACCAGCGACGCTCGCGTGTCGAGCAAGGGATTGCCGGCATCGAAGCCGAGCTTCAAGCGCGTGCGCAGGGCACAGAGCCCCTCACGCCGGAGCAGATCATCGCGCTCGATGCGCAGATGGAGCCCAAACGGCAGCAACTGGAAGCGCTCAAACAAGAGCTTGCCGAGATCGGCCCGCCTCCGCCGGCCCCGCCGCCCATGGCCTCGCTTCAGCAGCAGGAAACGAAGCTGCTGCAAGAGATCGAAGCGGCGCGTGGGCGCGGTGACCTGTCGCTGCAGGCACGGCTTGCGCGCAGGCTTGTCGAGGTGCGCCGGCTGATGGGCAAGGCCCCGACCGAAGAGGCGATGCCGACGGCCACGGCGGAGACGCCAACGCCTGAAGTGCCGACCGTCGAAACGCCGCAGCCTACGGAAGCCGAGGCGCTGTATCAGCGCGCAGTCGAGGCGGTGCAGGCGTCGGGCAAGGCCAGCGTCTCCAGCATCCAGCAGGCGCTCACAATCGGGTACAAGCCCGCTGCCAAGCTGCTCAAGCAGATGGAGGAGGCGGGTGTCGTCAGCCCGCCGCAGGCCAATGGCCGACGCACGGTGCTGCAGCCTGCGCAGACGGCAGAGCCCGCCGAAGCCGTCAAGCCGGAGCCCACCGAGGCGCTGCCTGCGCCGACCACGCCTGCAGCAGAGACCACCGAGTTGACTGCGGCAGCGGAAACGACTGCCCCTGAGCCGACTGCCCCTGCCGAGAAGCCTACCAAACCCGCCAAGGCAGCACAAGCTGTTGCGCCGGCCGAGGAGCAGGCCGAAGCGCCGCTGCCGGAGTACAAGACGTGGCCCCCGACGCAAGAGCCGGCTGAAGGTGCACCGAAAGGCGAGCAGTACTGGGGACCGCCGAAGATCACACCGACACGGGAGAAGCGCACCGATGAGTACGAGCGCAACCTGCTGGGGGCGCTGCGCCGGCTGACCAACTATTTCGAGCCGAGGAAGGGCATCAACCCGCAGACGCAGGCGGTCGAGATGATGCGCCCCGAGCCCACCGAGGCGCAAGTCGAGGCAGTCACGGAGCTTCTCACCCGAGGTCTGGAGCGTGGCAATCTGCGTGCCGAGGCACAGCGCGCAACGCGCGCGCAGGGGATGGCGGACGAGGAGCCGCGCATGCGCGGCGTCAACATCGACGCGGTCCGGGAACTCGTCAACGACATCGCCAAGAGCCCCGAGAAGCGCCAAGCCGTGCAGAAGGCGCTGCGTGACCCGGCAGGGTCCGACTTCTTCGACACGCTCAGCAAGCGCCTGTTGACGCGCGAGCGTCGGGAGTACCCCGTTCGCAAGCCGTCGCCTACACCCGCGAAAGCGGACAGCCCTGTCAGGCGGCTGAGCAGCGCGTACAAGCAGGCCGCTGGAGCCAAGCTGGGGGACGAAGACGCTGCGCTCATGCAGCAGTTGCGGCCCTTGCTGCCGCGCATCGCCACGGCTACGCCGGAGGTCGGAGATACCGACACGCGCGAGGTGGTGTCCAAGTGGCTGTCGTCAGCCGCGCAGGGCAAAGCGTCGGCCACAGCCCGCGCGCAAGTGGCCAAGATCGTGCAGTCGTACGGGGAGAAAGCCCCGCCCAAGCCCACCAAGGCGCAGCAGGTCGCTGAGAAGAAGCGGGCCGAGGCGCAGGCCAAGGCCGACAAGGAACTGGAGCAGGCGCACGCGGCGCTGGAGAAGGCCACCGCACCGCTGAAGGAGAAGCTCGCTGCGCTGCAGGATGCAGCCGCCAAGCTCGTGCAGGCGCGTGACCTTGAAGGCAAAGCCGCTGCGCAGAAGCGCAACGAGGCCATCACCGGCCTGATGAAAGCCGAGAAGGCGTTGGAGCAGCTACGTCTGGAGATTGCCGCGCCGTTTGCCAAGCAGGCGTCCAAGGTGCTTCCCGGCTGGCGTGCACAGGCCATGAGCGCCGACTACTCGGCCGCGCAGCAACTGATCCGCGTCTTCGAGCGTGCCACTGAGCAGGCGGCAGAGCAGCTGTTCACTTCGCGCTCGGGCATGACGGAGGCGCAGCTTCAGAACAGCATCTCCCTGCGCGAGGCGATCTCTGAGCTTCGGCAGGCGTACGAGTCCCCGGACAGCACCGCGCAGATCCGCAGTGATGCCGTCAAGGCGGTCGAGAACGCGCTGACCTACGTCCGCAACGCGGGACTGCCCAATGACAGCGTGAAGCGCATACGGCGTTTTGACGAGATGCTGGAGCTTGCGGACAGCGCTGCGAAGCGCTACGTCGAGCGTATGGGTCGGTTTGCCAACATCCAGCAGACGCTGCGTGACATTGACGCGGCGCGGTTCATGGCGCTGTCGGTGCAGCACGCTGTCACGAAAGGCAACGCGGACAGGCTGATCGAAGCGCAGGAAGCGGTGGTGCAGGCCAAGCAGGAGGCCGACCTTGCGCAAGAGAGCATGAACGCTCTGGCCACGCAGCCTATGGAAGAGCAGCTGGGGCCGCTCCGCAAAGAGATTCGTCAACTGCGTGCCAAGCTGGACGACGCTGTCAAGGCCCTGTCAGTCACTCGCGACAAGAAGTCTGGCCCGCTCAGCGGCCAGCTTGGCAAAGCGCTGCTGCAGCTGAACGAAGATGTCATCATCGCCATCGATCCGTTGAAGCCGTCCGAGATGACGAAGACGGATGATGGATGGGCGCTGAACTTCGAAGAGCGCACCGTCCGCGCGATCATGCATACGGCGTCTCCGCAGGCTATTGCCCGGCTGGAAGCCAAGTACGGCAAGGAAGCGCGTGAAGCTGACGAGCAGGCAGTGCGCCGCGTGTACGGCGATGTGTACGGCGCTGACGGTGTTACGCCTGTTTCTAGGCGACGTATTGAGTTCCAGCGCGGGCTTTCACCTAAAGAAGAGGCGCGTATCGCTGCGCTCGAAGAAAAGTATGCAGACCTGCTGGCTCAACGCTTTACTGGCGATTCTGTCAATGACAAGCTGCTCAGCGAAGCGCGCGAAGCAGTAAAAGCCAAGATTGAAACGTACAACAACAAGGCCACGGAGCGTCAGAAAAAACTGGAGAACGCTTATGCAACGATGATCGCCTCGCGCAAACAACTGGAAGATGCCTTCGCTCAGACCACCACAGAGTTCAATCAAGAACGCGACCCGCTGCTTGCCGAAAAAGACAGGCTACTGCAAGAACTAACTGTTGAACGCACGGCTGAGCAGATCAAAGCCATTCTTGGGCTCAAGAAAGACTTCTCGCTGGAGGTGCTAAAGGCGCGTCTCGACGCTAGTTACGCCAGCCGCATTGACAAGCTAGACGCCAAGATTAAAAAGTTCGAAGACGCGTACAGTGCTAAACAGGACAAAACCATCACAGAGCTAGCCAAAGTCAATACGGCTTTTGAGCGAGATCGTGGCGTTTTTCGTACTACGTTGCCGACACGCGCCGAAATCGCGGCTGCACGCGGTAGCGTGACGCGCGCCGCCGAGAAGAAGCACATCGACGTGCTTCGCGGGCAGATCGAACTAGCTATGCTCATCACGCACAAAGCGGTAGAGCGTATTGCGGCCACGCAGCATAAACGTCGTGTCAGTTCACCGCTCATGCGTAAACTTAGCACGCTTGCCCAGTTCTACACAGGCGTAGGACGCTCTCAAAAAGGCGGCGATGGGCGCGGGCGGCTGCTTGAAAGCACACGCGTTAGTGAACGAGACGTGCCGTTTAGCGCGTTTGAAATTCGACAAATCAATGAGCTTACAGACGCCATCACTGGCAAACCCGCACTTAAGCGTTCGGAAGCGCAAGCGCCGTACGTCGCAGGCGAACAGCCGACGATTAAGCGCGCAGCCGCCACGACGCTTGAGTCTTTCTTGACTGAAGCCGAAGCAACGGTGCTGGCGCGTACAGACATCAAGATGTCGGAAGTTAGCAGCATCATCACTGACGCAATCGATCTGACAACAGAACGCAGTTCAGCAGTTGGACGTGCTTTCTTTTCTGGCAAGCTGAATAAGCTACTGACCGGCCCCGCGCTTAAAGGCGAATCGGGCTCAGCCGTCGAGGCAGCCCTGAGGCGTTTGTACTCAATAGCGGCAGGTGAAACTGCCGGCACTCGTAGACCGCTGACAGAAGCCGAGCGTCTTGCACAAGATGCTGAATTCTTGTCAAGTTCAGCCGTTGAACGACGTGCGATGTCCGTGGCACGGCAGCAGAAGATTGCCGAGCGTATGAAGCCTCGACCTATCAATGACGAAGAAGCCAGCGCGCTGCGAGACGACAACGACTTCTACGCTCGGCAGACTGTCAATGATGTGAGCGCGGATGTGCAGCAGGCGTTGGAGAGCAACGACCTGCCCGCAGCGCTTCGTCTGCTCAGCGAGAACGCCAGCAGCCCTGAGAACCGCGAGACGGCGCGCCGCCTCCTCGACAACATCGAGGGTGTGCGCGTGGTGGTCGCCGACGAAGTGACGCTCGATGGCAAGGCGGTCGAAGGCAAGTACAACCCGCAGTCGCTGACAATCACGCTCGACCGGGCACTGCTGAGCGAAGAGACGCTTCTGCACGAGGCCGCGCACCCGGCCACACTGAGCAGCCTCGACGCGCCGAAAGGCGAGCAGGCGCAGGCGGCGCGCGCCGAGCTTGAGAAGCTCTACAGCGAGGTCAAGGCCGATCCGAAGTTCGCCAAGGAGTACGCCTCGACCGACCTCAAGGAGTTCGTCTCCGAGCTTCTGTCCAACGCCGATCTGCGCAACAAGCTCGACGCCCGCGAGGGGCTGCTCAAACGCGTCTACAGGGCGCTGATGCGCCTGCTCGGGTTCGACACCCAGACCGCGTCGCAGAAGGCCATGGCGCAGGCGTACAAGCTGTTCCAGCCGGCAAGCGCCGCGAGCGCCGATAAAACCATTGGCTCTGCCGGTAGAGTCAAAGACGCTGCAGTTACTTTCAGGGGGCGTCGAGGACACGCAAGCAACGAATCGGTTATCGCGTCTTTGCGCGTTATTGACGAAGATGACGACATAGCGTTTGAGTACCCAAAGCGTGTTGGCGCAGTAATGTTGGAGAACATCTATCGAGTAGACAAAGGCGAAACCGGACGAGCTACTCCACTACTGCAGTCAATAGCCAACTGGGCAGACGCTAACGGTAAAAAACTGGTGTTGATGCCGTCTGGGGAGATTGCTAACTCCAGAGCCGCGTTAAAAAATTGGTATGAACGCAACGGCTTTGTTTCAAAAGCGGACGGAGCCATGGAACGTGAACCTGTCCGACGTGTTCTTGCTTCTGCCGTACGCGCGCGTGGCATCAACGCTGTGATGAACGGCGTCTTCCCCGGCACCAAGCCGGTTGCTGCGGCCAGTGTCGGTTCTGATGTCGCGGATGCGGTCTCGCGGGTTGTGGGGCGCAACGCCTCGCTGGGGGACAAGTACACAGCCTTCACTGCCGGCCTCACCGTGCGGCAGGCCATGTTGGATCGGTGGGCGTCTGTCGAGCACATCCTCAAGCAAGGCATCGCCAAAGGCAAGATCGACGAGACGCGTGCCCTGCAGCTGCGCGTTAACATGCGACTGCACGACCAAGTCAACCAGATCACGAGCGCTGGCCTGACGCGTGGTGGCATTCAGTTGACAACGGACAAAGAAAGCAAGGGGGTCAAGTACGTCGAGGCAGTTGGCGGAGCCAACGCCATCCAGATGGCCAACGCGCTGCGCAAAGCCAAGGTAGGCAACGAGCAGTTCACCGAGCAGCTGTTCACGACGTGGCTCGCTGTCAAACGCGCCGAGTCCATGGAGGGCGGCTACCGCAAGCTGAACTTCGGTGTTGATGCGAAGGGCAATCGCCTGTTTGACGCGCAAGACGGTGCAGCCATCAAGGCAAAGGTCAACTCCGACCCCGCCACGCGTGAGGCGTTCGAGGAGGCTCGGCGCATCTACCGCGAGTACAACGACGGTCTCATCACGCTGCTTGAAAAGTCTGGTGTGATCGACTCGACCAAAGCGGCGGAACTGAAGAAGGGCGACTTCGTTCCGTTCTATCGCATCTCGGGCGACGTGGTGGAACTCGACATCGGCGCGTCGCGTCCTGTCACCATCGGCAACGTCATCGACCAGCCCTACCTGCGCGAGCTTGTGGGCGGCGAAGACAAGATCATGCCTGTGTTCTCCAGCATGGCGCGCAACACCGGGCTGCTGGTGCAGCTGTCCCTGCGCAATCTGCAGGCCAAAGACGTGGCCAACATGCTGCAAGAGACGGGGCTTGCCACCATCGTCTCCAAGCGCATTGAACAGAACGGACGCATCATTCGGTTCAAGTACGGCGGCAAAGAGTGGTCTGCTGTGCTTGACGCTGCGGCTTTCAAAGAGCAGGGCCTGACGCCTGAGATGGTTGTGCAGGGGCTGCAGGGCGTGAAGACCGCCATCCCTGCGGTGGTTCAAGCGATGTCCTACCCGGCGTCGCTGCTGCGCAAGTCCATCACGCGCACGCCTGTCTACGTCGTGCGGCAGATGATCCGTGACCCGCTCAACGCGTGGCTCACCACAGGCGGGGACATCAACCCGCTGAAAGTGGCGGCGGGCGGCATCAAGAACATGTTCTCGACCAAGT